TTACCGGCCTGATCGCCTAGGATCTTCTCAGGCGCAGCCAGAACGTCTTGGGGGCAACCGTCTTTCTTGTCGTTCACTCCCCGCAGAAGGACTGCGTGTGCGGTCGAGATTCCGAGAACCTTAGCCACCTCCATGTCAGCTTTATCCTGCGAGAGTTCGCGCAACTGGCCGTCTGTCCACCCTGCACATGCAAGAACGTCGCCTTGAGCGCACTTGCACCCGTCGTCGTCAATCAGGCTACCCTTGAAAAGCGGGCGGGCCTTGGGATCGGTCCAGCGCTGGACCATGGAGTCAGGGGTTATTGTCGTCATGTCGCATCCTCCGGGTCAAAATCGTCCACGTCGTCAATCTCGCAGCCGCCGTCGAGCGGATCGGTGACACGCATCACGACGCCGCCACCGGGGCGGAACTCGCACGTTGCGTAGTGGTGAATCATCATGCGGCCTCCTCCGGGTCGTTAATTCCAAACATCGGCAGGAAGAAGAACGGCTGTCCCTGTTTGCGCATGATCGCAGCCCCCTGGATTTCGTTCGCTGCCTCGGCAGCGGTCCAGGCAGCGGCCCCGGCAACGTCCCCGGCAGCGGCCTCGGCAGAGAACCAGGCAGCGGCCCCGGCAGCGGCCCAGGCAGCGACCCCGGCAGCGCCCCCGGCAGCGGCCCTGGCAGCGTCCCCGGCAGCGGCCCTGGCATCGGCCCCGGCAGCGGTCCAGGAAGCGGCCTCGGCAGCGGCCCTGGCAGCGTCCCCGGCAGCGGCCCTGGCAGCGGCCCCGGCAGAGTCCCAGGAAGCGGCCACTTTCTCCCAATCGTCACACGTCATGCGATCAAGGTGAAGCCAGAAAGCTAGCAACTTACCGGCCTGATCGCCTAGGATCTTCTCAGGCGCCGCCAGAACGTCTTGGGGGCAACCGTCTTTCTTGTCGTTCACTCCCCGCAGAAGGATTGCGTGTGCGGTCGAGATTCCGAGAACCTTAGCCACCTCCATGTCAGCGTTATTCTGCGAGAGTTCGCGCAACTGGTCGTCTGTCCACCCTGCACATGCAAGAACGTCGCCTTGAGCGCACTTGCACCCGTCGTCGTCAATCAGGCTACCCTTGAAAAGCGGGCGGGCCTTGGGATCGGTCCAGCGCTGGACCATGGAGTCAGGGGTTATTGTCGTCATGGCTTGTGTCCTCCTAGGTTAGAGAAAGAAGGGGCGGGTCAGCGAACGAATAACCGCCCGCCCCTGCTCTCGACACCCTACGCTGCTCTGGGCAGCGCGGGGATGGGGTTAGCGGCGGCGACGACCGGCTGCTGCCGGGGCTGCCGGGGCTGCTGCCTCGCCTTGGGTGGCCGCAGCACCGCCATGGTTCTGGAACAGGCCGCTGATATCACTCTGCGCCACCAAGCGGTCACCGTCTCGGGTCTTCTGGAACGCCTTGAGGTACAGGGTCACCGCCGGGTTGCCGTGGTTGTCGGTGTAGGTGTCGAGCGTGATCGCCGCCTCACCGTAGCAGCCCCGGTAAATCTCCGCCGAGTTGACCGGCAAGATCGGTAGGACATCCGGGCCAAAGACCTGGATACCGCCGGGGCCACGCTCGCCGTGGAGGTTGAAGACCGTGTTAGCGCGGACGACATCCATGCCTTTGTAGGCGTCGCCTTCCTTGCCTTTGGCCTCCCGCTTGGCCGCCAGCTTATCGCCGGTCAAGATCGGGATAACGAGGTCTTCATTGTCCCGCGTGCCTGGACCGAAGGCTTCGTCAGCCGCCGCCAAGATACGGTCGATGAGCGTGAGTTCGCCACCGGGTTCTGCCGGCCAGATGATGCCGCCGTCGAAAGCAAGCTCGACCTTGTAGGACGGGAGGCCTTCTTTGCCGGTCTTCGGGTCCACATACACGTCCGGAACGAATAGCGAGTGGTTAATCAGTCGGCCTTCTGGGAGCGCGAACGGCTCCTTAAAACTAGCTTGGGTCATGTGATCTTTCTCCTTGTTTCAGATTAAGCGAATAGCTTGTCGTAGGTTTGTCCTGCCGCCTTGCGACGGGCCGCATTGCGCTTCGCCTTGGACAGGGCGGGAAGCTCGACGCGGGTGATAACTCGTACTGTTTCCTGCACCCTTGTCGTTGTTTGGTTGTAGTACAGGCGCCTGACCGGCTTAAATTCTCTCCCTTCTTTCACGTCATAGGGCTCCTGGCGGGTGCCCAAGATTACCAGGGGATGACGCTGGCCTACCCGGCGGTTCTGGTCCTCCTCCTTGATGGCGTCAGCCAAGCGCTGGATAAGCGGCGTCATTTTGAATTGGGCTTTAGCCCTCAGGTCGTTGAGGCGCTCCATTATTTCTCCCCCTTCTTCGCAGTGAACAGAGACTTGGTGTCTTGGTTGACCGCTGGCCGGGTGTCGTCGCCCTCGGTGAGCGTCAGGCCACGGTTCGGCTTGAAGGCCCAGCGCTCAACGAATGTCGTACCGCCCGGCAGTTTCTCTAGCTGGGCTGGCGACAGTAGCATCGGCGCAGAGTAGGCAAGCTGGCCAAACTTATCAATCGCCGCAGCCTCGCCGCCTTCCTTTAGCTCGCGGTTCGACCGAGCGTTGACCAGCTTAAAGCCCGGGACTTTCTTACCCGCCTGAAGCCGATTGAACGCCGTCTTCTGCGCGGCCTTGTTGATGATCTTGGCCAAGTTGAACAGACCCATGAAGTGCCCTAGCTGGGCCTCGGTCAATTCCTTGGCGGCGCTCCCCTCGCGGGCTTCGTTGGTCATATCCTCTAGCTCCTTCATGTCTTTCATTAGCTGGGGGCAGGCACGGGATCGGACGGGGCAGAAGCGACAGTGCATACCGCTCTTGGTGTCACGTGATACCAGCGCTCGGTCCATCCCCGGGACCAGCACTTCCTCCATCCACTTACGCAGGTCGGCCACGGGGACAGTCCACATACGAACCGGGCCGTCGAAGTGGTGGGCGCGGGGCTGCACGATCCGCAGCCGCACCTTGTCTACCTTGTCCCAGAGGTCCAGGGTTTCGAGGACGCCGCAGGCGTAGTACATGGTCTGCACGTTCCACGGAACCTCGACAACGATGCCGGCGCCGTACTTGAAGTCCGTGACATCCAGGACACGCTCGGTCTCCCAGTAGTAGACATCATCCGCCGTGCCGTAGAAAAATTCATGGATCGAGGGGCAGTGGAAGCGCCGCTCCACCCAGTGGTTGCCTTGGTTCCGGTCGGGGTAGGTCTCGCGCACAAAGTTTAAGTAGGGCTGGACCCCGTTGGCCATCTCGATGTCGACCACAATCGGGGCGTTGTCCGTGGGTATCTCCTTACCCATATGCATCCAGGCATCTTCGCCGCTGTTCAAACACACCTCGGCTAGGTGATGCGCCGCCTGTCCCGGGCCTGAGAATGTGTCGTCATCCTCATCCTCTACGTCCTCGGGTGCTGGAGCCAGGGAGATAGACCCGGCGCATTCCAGCCAACGCTCGGCACCGCTGGCGCCTAGGGGAGAGTGAGGTGTCGGTAGCTCAGTCATTCGCCTTGTCCTCCTCAGGAAACGCGGCCTTTAGTGACCGGGCTACGAGGCGCCATACATTGAAGGCAAGGCGCGGGTATTTCTCGACTTTACCAGTACGAGTTATCGGCCCCGGCAGATGAGCACTGGTGCCCTTCCGCATAACGTCGACCGCGTAGTCGCCGTGAGTGTGAGTGCCGCCCACGTTAGCGATCCGCATCTCGCCCAAGGTGCTAACGTCGCCCGTGCGGGCCGAGTGCAGCGCGACCGTGACGATAATCACTCGCCAGCCGCCATACGGTCGACAAACTCCTGACGCATCTCAAGGGCGATAGCCCCAACGTGCTCGACCCCAAACTCAGCCATGACGGCATGAACGAAGTCTGCACCCTTGGCTGCCGCCGCGAGGGTAGCCGCCTTGACTAGATCCCCGTCCAGGATTTCATCCTCAGAAGGGGATTTCGTTTTCGCACCAGCCTCGGCTGCTGCATTGGTGTGTGTTGCGACAGGTGCCGCAGCAGTACCAGGGCGCGGGCGTCTGCGGGATGTCGGGCTCGGGCCGCCTTCTGGGGCGGCGACGGTAGGGTCCGCAGCGGGTGTCTCCTCAACCGGGTCGATGGTCTCGACGTTGGTAGGTTCTTTAGCTGCTTCCTCGGCGGCCTTGTCGGCCTCGATCTCAGCGTTGGTCTTGCGCTTCTTGCGCGCCGGGGGCTCACGATGGGGGGCTTTGGCCTCCGCCGGGGCAGTGCCAGAGGCAAAAGCAAGCAGGCCCTTGGCTTCCTCTGGGGTGCAGTCGTTGAATGTTATGTCGATCTTCATGTTCCTATCCCCTTGTTCCTGATGATCTTTAGCCAGAGTACACCTAGTGTTGCTTCAAGTCAAGCGCGTCGGATGCCTCCAGCTCCTCGTAGGCGTGAAGGATCAGCCCCTCATAGGAGATCGCCTCCTGTAGCTGGCCTATGACGCGCGCCGCAGCCGGTCGGCATGTCGGGTGGATGTAGAACAACCCGGGCAGGGCCTCCATAAGTTTAACGAAAGCCTCCGCCGCTGGCATCACCTGCGGCGGCATCTCCCCGGCGGGAATGCCGAGAGCCCTCATCGCTGTAGGGTATTTCTCTTTCATGGCTCTATCTCCTTGGGTTAAGACTGATAGTCGAGGGCTAGGTGAATGTTCTGATCCTTACCCACGGCGGTCGCGAGAATGCGTTCGTCGAGGGTGCCGGGGACAATAGGGATATGCCCCAGGACGTGGCCACGCTGTCCGATACGATGCAGCCGGTCGATGAATTGATCGTTCTTACCAGGGGTCCAGTCAAACTCAGCGAGCACGCCGTCCTGCGCTCGATGCAGCGTCCAGCCTTCCCCGAGCGGGCGGACCTGTCCGAGGATGACGCGAACGTCTGGACGCTCCTGGAATTGGTCGACCGCCGCCTGCTTCTTCTTGGCGCTGGTGCTGCCGTCCATGTAGACGACATTGTACTTCTTGAACCGCTCGCGCAGGTAGTCGAGCACCGTGTGATGCCACGCGCCCACCATGATGCAGTCCACCTCGCGCAATAGCTCGTCGCAGTAGTCGGCCACCGCTGGCGCCTTAGCCTCGCCTAGCTCACGTCGAGCAGTGGACACCGCGCCGTCAATAGGCACGCCGTGGTCGAAGGCCGCAGGGTTCAGATCATACAGCCGCTCAGCCTCTAGCCAGCCGGGGTGCTTCATCGCCTTACGTAGCGCGGGCGTCAGGGCCAGGGGGAATGGGTGCCACTGCTTGGGGGGTAGCTCGTCCAGCACGTGGGCCTTGAGGCGCCGCACCATCACCTTCTTGCGAAGGCGGTGCTGTAGGTCGTCGAGGTTCTTCGGCTGGTTGCGGACCTGCGCTCGGTACGCGCCAAACTTCTGGATGACCATGCCGTCCGCTCGGGTGACCTTGTGCATCCCGGTCGCCATGCCCCAGCCCATGCCGTAGTAAGCCTCCATGAAGGTCGAGAGACTGATGTGGTCGATGGCGGACCAGTCGAGCAGGCGGATGGCGTTGTAGCATTCGGAAGGCTGGTTGGGGAGGATGGTTCCGCTGGCCATGGTGTAGCTGCCGCAGACATCCGTGATGCCGGGAACGTCCGTGCCCTTGTCGTGCCAGCCGAGGATCGCCTTGGTGCGGGCGTTGCCCTTCGGGTCTTTCAGGGCGTGGGCCTCGTCCATGATTAGATGCCCCCACCGCAGCGCCATGATGGCTTCGTGGATCGCCGGGTTCCGGAGCAGGTCGTACGAGATGATAACGAAGTCCGCCTGATCGCTGACACCATCCGAGGCTTTGAGGATGGGGTAGGTCGAGACGTTCTCCCGCGTGGACCACATCCAAATCTCCCGCTCCCAGTTCAGGCGCAGGCTGGCCGGCACGATGCACAGGGTGCGCTCGCGGGCGTCGATGGCGTTGTCTGTTAGGATGCACTCGGCGGTCTTGCCCAGCCCCGGCTCGTCACCGTACAGGCGATTGGCCCGAGCGATGCCGTACTCCACGCCCGCGTGCTGGTACTGCTTCGGGGTCACAATGCTAGGGGCCGGCGCGTGATAGAACAGAGGCGCCTTAGCCCGACTAGCGATTATGTCTGGGTCGGCTTGGTTCAAACCGGCTCCCGGTACGAGGGGCTGTGGGTGCTGATGCTTTCGGGCGAGATGTTCTGGCGGAACAAATCGTCTTGGGAAGTCATCGTAGCTTGGGCCATTGGCAGGCCGATGACGTTGCGCTTCAGGCGGTAGGCTTCATCGAACAACGCCATGATAAATTCCCATCGAGCATCCCCATCGTGCCCATCGCTCGGGCTCGCGAGGCCGATCATTTGACGCTCCGTTTGAGGCGCCAGCACCGGAAGCGGTTACGCAGGCTCATGGTCACAGCGCTGGAGAACACCCACTTCAGGCCCATGCGCTTGGCGCTCTCGGGGTGCAACCAAAGCACGACCGACCCGCTAGTGGTCAGGTCGGGGGTGCATTCGATGCGCCGGTCTTTGGGCAGCAGGCCCTTACCGTCCCACGTGCCTTTGAGTAGTTTAGCTTTCATACGTTTCCCCTTTCAAAAAAAAAGTAACCGCCCCGACCGAAGCCGAGGCGGGGTATCACGTGATACCGCTAAGCGGCCTTGGCTGGACGTTGATCCAGAGCCGCCGGGATCGCAAGGTCGTCGTCCTTGTCCACCGCCGCCGGGGCCGCAAACTCAGAACTAAGCGTCTGCCCGATCTCGCCGGCAGCCCACGTAACGGCCTCCAGCTTGGTCTTGACGTCCAGGGTACGGAATACCTTTTTGTAGGCGTCGAGGGGCTTGGTCTTGGCCAGCTTGACCAGAGCCGCAGCGTCCTCATCGACCACCACAAAGCCGTGCTGCTTAGCAAGGCCCCGGGCAAACTCGACTTGGCCGGTGTCGGTAATCTGGGCCACCGCATTCTGCGCGACCTCGTAGGCGCCGTCCTTGGAGCCCGTTGGGGCCGCCGGGATAGCCCGGGTGGTGGTCGTGCCGGCTGCCGCCGTGGCAGGCTTGTTCGCCAGCCGTGACTTGCGGTTGCGACGGGCGTTGTCCGCACGGTAATCTTCGAGCGCCGCGACCGGATCGTCGGCCTTGGCAATCGGGATCAACTTACGGACGCTCTCGTAGGTAAGATCGACGATGTTCTGTTCGACCCAGGCTTTGAACGAGGTTCCCTTGACCTTGCGCTCCTTGAACACCGCCTCAGCTTCGCCCAACTGGAGGGCTGCCGATAGCCGGTGATCGGTGGCGTCGCTGTCGTTCTTGTTGGCCTTGCCCAGGCGGACGTTTACTTCCTTCGCGATGGGCGCAACCTCAGCCATTAGGGAAGTCTCGGCGCCCTTGGCCGCGCTTTCAGCCTCTTTGCGGGCGTTGTCCTGTTTGGCCTTCCGCTCCTTCGCGGCGGCGGCCTCGTCGATCTTGGCCTGCTTGGCTTTCGCCGCTTTCGCCTTTGCAGCGTCAGATTTCTCTGGTGCAGTCATGTGATGTTCTCCTCAAAAAATAGGGGGGGGGAGGAAAGGGAGAGTTTCCGCACCGACTAGTGTGTGTGGTAAAGAAGCTTTCCCGTTTCCCGCTTCGTATCGTGAAAAGATGGTATCACGGGACACCACCCCCGTCAAATCGTTAGGGTTTCTGCGGCTACTCCGCGAACCCGATGATGGCGTCGAGGCGCGTGGCAGTCCCGAGCAGGCGCTTTTCGCCGCCCGGGCGGGTGTCGGTGACCTGATAGCCCGAGCCATGCTCATCGTGTACGAACCGCACCAAGCCCTTGTCACGACTGATGGCGCGATAGTGTACGCCTTCCTCGGGCGACACCTCAAAGCCTATGCCCCCGTCCCAGAACGTAAGCACGGCGGGCTTGTGTTCCTCGCTGATAAAAATAATCCACTTAGCCTCGACACCCTGGCCGACCGTAAAGATGTGGAGGGTGCCGCTGTACCTGCCGTTGCCGGCTACAAAGGGTGCCGTAGCACGGTAGGAAAAGCCTTCCGCGAGCAACCCGGCGCGGGCCACGTCCTCATTGAAGCGCTGGTTTTGGATCAGCAGGGGGGTCGTGACGCTGCCGTCCTCATTGGTGGTGCTGGCCTGAATGAAGCCCCGGTCGGTGTCGATGCTGGTGGCCTGATCCTCGCACACAATGCCGACCGCGCTGGGGTTGACCGCCAGAGTGATGGCGCTTTCCTCGACTTCCGCATGAAGGCGGCTTAGCTCGACGAACACCATGGAGCACTTGCGCCCCTGGATTTCTTTCGGCGTGCTGAGGCGCAGCTTGGGACGCATGTTCAAAGGCTCGGACACATAGAAACTAATCTCGACCGGCGCCTGACCTATCCAACCCTCGGCAGTCGCGTCGATGCTTTGAGCGTCGGGGGCAACGGCGGCCCAGCCGATCTGGTCGTCCAAGGTGGTGTCGGTGATTGTCTCGCCGTGGGCTACCCCGATATACATGACGGTCGCCACCGCAGCGACGATGAAGTAGACCAAGGTGCGGCTAAAGATGCGTTTGAGCACTGGTGGTTCCTTCCGTTCTAGTTTCCCTTAGCTTGGTTGGCGGCGCTGGGATTGGAGCCCCAGTTCTCCGGGCACGGCCCGGTACATTAACCACACTATGCGACACCGCCTTCCCGAGGATGGTATCACGTGATCCCCCTAGCTTGTCAAGCGCCCCGTCTCAAGCCCTTGACATTCCGGGGTATTTAGCATTACCCTCGCTGGCTCACGGGAAAATCACAGAACGGAAGGGAAATCCTTATGTCGAACAACGCGAACAAGGCTTGCCACCTCAGCACCAAAGACGGGCACTTCCGGGTGTTCCTGCATGAAATATGGGTCACGCCGGAGAAACTACCCCAAAAAATATCCCAGAGAATAACGGACTAGGGCCGCACTTTGACCCTGCTAGAAGCAGCGCTAGCCTACGCGGGGCGGGGATGGCCCATATTCCCTGCCCGCGCGGACAAGACGCCATACACTGAACACGGCGTCATTGAGGCTACGACTAACCGCGAGACAATCACCGACTGGTGGGCACGCTGGCCTAGGGCGAATATTGCCATGGACGTGGGCGGCGCCAACATGATGGTGCTCGACCTGGACCCGGGCCACAGTATCAAAGAGCTAGAGGCTAGCGTCGGCCCACTGCCGGCAACCCAGCTTGAAGCCCATACGCCCCGAGGCGGGCGTCACTTGTTCTATGCCCTGGACCCCGGCGAAGTAGTACCCCCGAGCGCCAGTAAGCTTGCGGACCATGTGGACGTGCGCTCGTTCCACTCGTACGTCCTCCTATCGCCCAGCCGCACCGATGACGGCGCCTATACATGGCAGGTCGAGGGAAAGCCCGGCTACCGCTCGGACGAGATGATACGGCAAGCCTCTGTAATGCGCGAGAAGTCCCGCGACCGGGATAATTGGGTGATAGAGCCCGACCTACCCGAGAACGTCGCCAGCGCCACCCAGTGGCTCGCTAAGGACGCTAAAATATCCATCGACGGGCAGGGCGGCGACAGCACCGCCTACGCCACCGCCGCCATGCTCAAGAGCTTCGGCATATCCAAATCAAACGCCTTCGACCTAATGTGGGAGCACTGGAACCCCAGATGCCAGCCGCCGTGGGATAATTCCCAGGTCGACCACCTTGAGGAGAAAATTAACAATGGCTATTCGTACAATACGTCGCCTCCGGGCAACATTACAGAAGCGTATCGCGTTGCGAAAAATCAATCGCTATTTACGCCAGTGCGAACAGAAAATCTGCAAGGAAATGAATTTATATCCGGACGATTTCGCATTGTCGATAGGGCCGGGATGGACGCTATCTCCCCGCCCGAGTGGGTCATCCCCGGCGTACTGCCTCTCCAATCCTACGCCATGCTCTACGGACCCTTCGACACCTACAAAACCTTTGTCGCCCTCGACCTAGCCCTCAGTATTGCTACAGGGTTCGCCTCAGAAAGCAACTGGGTTGTCACTCGCCCTGGCCCAGTCTTATTCCTCGCTGGAGAAGGCCGTTCAGGCATCACGTCGCGGGTGAAGGCTTGGGAGCAAATACACTGGCAGGGCAACCCCGCCGAGGATTTTTACCTTGGCGACCCGGTGCCCCGGGTGTCCGAGGACGTGACACCGCTCCTCGAAGCGGCTAAGCGCCTGCGCCCTGAGTTTCGCCTAGTGGTGATCGACACCGTGGGCCGGGCTATGCAGGGCCTCAACGAGAACGCCCAGGAGAACGCGAGCGCCTTTACCGCCTTGGTTCAGATGATCCAAGTGGAGCTAGGCGCCGCAGTGCTGGCCATTCATCACACGGGGCATGATACCAAGTCGACGCACGCGCGGGGCTCTAGCGTCTTTGGCGCGGACGCTGACGCGTTGTTTAGAATGGAGAAAATCGAGGATGATAGCCGCCGCATGGTCGTGATGCACAATCACCCGGATGAGGGCGGTAAGCAGAAGGACGCGGCACCGTGGGACAAGCCGAAACACCTGAACATGCGCCTTGTCGCGCTGTCTCCTACGCTCGATACGCTGGTTCCTGTCACGGCGGCTAAGCCGGTACAGTCTACTGCCGGCGAGGATTTAACGGGCGTGGCCATGGTCCTGGATGCCGCTATTGTCTCGGTCCTCAAGGCCAACAAATTGAAAGCCTGGACTACCCGCGATCTAGCCGAAGTCGTGGCGATGCGGGATGACATCGACGTGGGCAGTAAGTCGCTGCAAAATAAATATATGAGGGTGTTGCGCGAGACTAAGGGGACCGCAGCCAGTACGGCATACGATCCCCTCACCAAGCGTTGGCGGCTAGCCTAGCCGATTACTAGCGGCGGCGCATGGGCCTTGTTTTCGTAGAACACGATATCGGCCTGCCGTCTCGTCATCTTCCGCAGAGTGTCGCCCATCTTTCCCTCCTAAGTTATCGTGGAGTGAAATCCCGCAATGCAATGCGCGCCTTGACAGGCGGAAACGTGGCGATCTTTAGGTCTAGCCGTTCAGGATTAGGGTGCGCCTGGATTTGTATGACGCCCTGCGCCTCTAGCTGTACCGCCGCCTGCCATAGCCTGCTGTTGTCTGTGCAAGCTAGGATGCACGCTGAGCAGTCGACAATCTGGCGCAGTACCGCCGCCTCGCTCTTACTCAGCATTCGCGCGCCATAATTTTGTGGACCTGTTCGATAGTGTCGCCGTCTAGGAGCGATGCCCTGATGGCGGGGTTTTCCGAGGCTATGGCGGGGTAGACTTCATGCTCGCCGCAGAGCGCTATAAATTCGCTCGCAGTGATGCGCGATATATCTTCGAACCGCATACCCTCCAATTCGCGAACGCGTGCCACTGCGGCGGCGCGATCTATGTAGTTGCCAAAGCGGCGCCCCTTGCCGACCTTGGCCACCGTCTCGGCCTCAAAGTCGAGGGACACCACCGCCCATAATTGATAGGCCGGGACCACGTGGTACCTCATGCGGCCTCCTCCGGGTCGTTAATTCCAAACATCGGCAGGAAGAAGAACGGCTGTCCCTGTTTGCGCATGATCGCGGCCCCCTGGATTTCGTTCGCGGCCCCGGCAGCGGCCCCGGCAGCGGTCCTGGCAGCGGTCCTGGCAGCGGTCCTGGCAGCGGTCCAGGCAGCGGTCCAGGCAGCGGCCCCGGCAGAGTCCCCGGCAGCGGTCCAGGCAGCGTCTCCGGCAGCGTCCCTGGCAGCGGCCCCGGCAGCGGCCCTGGCATCGGCCACTTTCTCCCAATCGTCACACGTCATGCGATCAAGGTGAAGCCAGAAAGCCAGCAAATTACCGGCCTGATCGCCTAGGATCTTCTCAGGCGCAGCCAGAACGTCTTGGGGGCAACCGTCTTTCTTGTCGTTCACTC